CAGAAAAATCATTTTCTTCGTCTATAAATAGTTCTATAATATCTTGTTCCATACTTTGATAACGATTTTTATATTATTTGTTTTATATTAACCACCAAGTGATGCACCTGTTGATATTTCTAAGTCTAGTTCTTGTTGAGATGTAATCTGACTACTTACTACATAAGCTTGTATAGGTTCTTGGAATTGTGAGCCTACTGCTTGTGCTAATTGATTAGTGCCTGTGCTTCCTACTAAATTAAAGTCAAAAGTTCTGCCTCCACCACCTTCACCTCCTCCAGCTCTTCCTCCTGCTGATGGGGCTGTCCTAGACGTTAAAGTAGTTGCTAGTATGTTTGCTATTGCTATACCTGCTCCAATATTGTTTTTAGCTATTCTTTTTGCTGCTCCCACCTCTGCTGCTCCAGCAAGTTTTGCAAATCCAGCAGATATTTGTGGACTTGCTAAAGCTGTTGCTGCTGCAGAAGCTTTGTAAAAACCAACTTCTGTTGCACTTGCAGCTAATATTTTTTGATTTGCTGCTGAGTTTTCAATAACAACTCCCGCTATAGCTGCTCCCTTTTGTAAAACTAAACCTACCTTAGCTAAAGCTTCACTTTCTTTTCCTAATGTTGTAAATACTTGTCCTAAACCAGAAACAAACTCTATATACTCTAGCTGTGCTTGCATTCTAAGGTCTAACAATAACATTTCATGCTCAAACTCTTGGTCTTGCAAATCCATCCTCATCATAGCTATTTCATGTTCTGCTTCAATTCTTTCCATAGAACCCTCGTCTTCAGTTTCAGCCATTCGTTGTCTGTGAGCTATTTCATCTTCCAGTATTCTGTTGTTAGCCTCAGAAGCTTGTATTCTTGCCTCATCATAATAAAGCTGCCTTGACTCCAATCTTCTTCTTTGTAGCTCAAACTCTAAAGATTTAACTCTGTCGTAATTTTCCAATAAAGTATCAACGTCAGATATAGGGTCTGCAAAAACAGGAGCTTTACCTTTATCACCCTCTTCATCTGAATCCTGTAGTTCTTGTAAGTCTTTATATAATAATATATATTGTGAAAACACTCTATTAAAATCTTCTTGAGCGAATGCCAGCATATTTGTTTTTTGCTCTTCATTAAAAAGGTCGTTATTTTTTATTTCCTGAAGCCTAGCTAACGCTTCTTCCACCAAAACCTTTTTGTCAGCTATTTTTAATTCTATTTCTTTTTGAGCAATTATATTTTCAAGTATTTTCTCCTCTTTCTTTCTATCTCCATTAGCCTCTTTTAATTGCTTTGCTAAAGTTTTGTCTAAGGCAGAAAGCCCTTTTACAATTCCAACCCTTTCTTCTAGTGTTGTATTTGTGTCCATCAAAGTGTCTCGATAGACATTTAATATTTTAATTTCGTCTTTTATAGTTTCATTTAAATCAGCTATTCCTTCTTCTAAATCCTCAACACTTTCTTCAGCTTTATTATTATTGATAGCAAAGCTTTCAAGAATAGCTATTGCAGTTTGAAAAGCAAGTATAATTCCTAAAGGACCCATAATAGCCCTCCAAACACTTTTTGCTGCTCCAGCAAAACCAAGAGCAGCTCCAGTAGCCTTATCTTGAGATTTTGTCATAAAAACGAAATTACTAACTAACTGTGAAACGTTATTAGCATAACCCCTGATACCATAATTAGCATCAGATATAGCTCTACCAAGTTCTAATACAGTTGCAGTTGCACCACCAGTAGCATCACCTGTAGCTTTCATAGCTTGTCCAGTTTGACTCAAGCCTGTGTTCATGTCAGTAACTGCCTCATTTAGTTCTTCTATACTAGCCTTAGTATTATTTATCTTAATATCAGCATTTTTACCATCATATTTGACGGATATAATTACATCTAAGTTTTTCTTTTGTGCCATTATCTATTTCGTTTTATTGCGTTTTTAAATTCTTTCCAATTAGTAGGAGCTAAATATTTACCTTTGGCTATCTTTATGTCCTCGTCATCTATATGCCAATCTGCTGCTCCTAATAAATCTATTATATCCCTTATCATATTATTTCATTTATTAATTCTAAATCTGCTTTCCCTGTATTAATATTTACTTTAATTTTATTTATCTTATACTTTTTGTTAGATATGATAAGTCTATCATTTAATTTTAACTTTGTAATTATTTTAGCTGGCAATGTTGCTTTAAACTTAGATAGTCTAGTTTTTTCATTGTATATTCCAGTTACATAATCAAAATAATAATTAGCAAACAGACTTTCTGAGTTAGGCACATTAGTGTCATAAAAATACTCATCAACCTCTTCTCCAAAATGTATACTTTGTCTATTTTCAGTAGGTGTTGTAGTTCCAGTAATGATTTGTGTTAAAGTGTTTGCTGGTCTAATATATTTATCTATAGTATTGTTGTCTGTAGTAAGCATTTGATAAGTAGATGTTGTTTCATGCTTGTGGCAATAAAAAACTAGTGGTTTACCCAAAACAGGATTCTCGTCTTGACTTACCATCCATCCTGATTGTATAGTTGTTAGCCCATGAGTGTGAGATTGGTCGCTCATTCTTTCAAACATAATATGTTCAAACCCTACATCAACATCATATTTACCTCCGTCAAAAGCTAACGGACTATCTATCTCATCACTCCTATTGTTGAGCTTCTCGTTACCAAATTCATCTCCTGTTATTTCGTTGCTATTGACTATAGCAAAAGTAGAAGCTTCCCCATAATTAAAATTGATTTCAGAATATATATTTGCTTTGCTAACAGTATGTTTGTCTGTATACAAGTATTCAGTTATGTCATAATCTACACCTTCAGAATAAAAATCATCTAAAGGCATAACTTTTATTCTTCCAAAATCAGTATTTGTAGTTCCATTAGGTAATATTCTTCTATCATCATAAAACGCTGTTAAATTAAACATCTTGAATATAGATGTTAAAAAATCTAGCACTTTCATTTTAGGCATATTAGCAGCTACTTCTATACCTGCTGATACTGTAAATGTGTCTGTATTATAGTATGGGTCAGAAGCATATGGATTAGTTATTGTATAGTTGGCATCATAATGAGAAGTGCTTATAGTTGAATAAGTATTAAAGCTTTGATTAACGATAACATCTGTATATTTCTCTATAACTAAGGAGTTTATATCTACATGAGTAACGCCTCCTACAGTTTTTAGTTTGAATATAGGTCTAAAAACCTTAGTTCCGAATGAGATTACAGGTATCTGTAATAAAAAAGTAAAAACCTTGTTTCCTAAAGCTTGACCAGTTCCACTTGTAGTTGGAGTTATAACATCCCCTGTTTGTGAGTCTAATATCTCTACACTATATGTTCCTCCTGCAGCTCCATAAGCAGTAATATCTATAATATATTTATAATAAACCCAAGTTCTTTGACCTGAAGATGGTGCGCCTGTTATGGAAGAAGCTAGGTCTAAATTACTATTGCTTCTAGGGTCATCATTACCTGTAGGGCTTGTGTTTGTAAATGTAAATAAATCTAAAGACAAGGGTAGCTCGCTTTCTCCAATTTGTGTTGCTAAATCACCTGCTTCTCTATGAAGCCATAGATATAAGTAATAAAAAGCGTTGTTTGTTGTGTTGAAGAAATCTGTGCTAAAGGTGATATTATATTTTTCCTCTATTGCTTTTATAATGTGATATATTCTTATTGCAGGCTTAAAGTCTTGCATATATAAACCCTTGTGAATACCTCCATGTGTTCTTACATTCCTATAGCCAGTATCTGTTTTTACGGATGGCGTAGTCGTACTTGTATCATAATAATAATATGTATTAGAGCTTATAAAAGGATAACACAAATCACCTGCTGTGTTCCCAGTATTATCAACCATACCTGTCAAAAACTTGTTTTTACCTTCTGTAAAAGCCTCTTCTGCAAATGTAAGTGAGTAAGCGTGATTGAATGCGTTTAAATATGCGTTTGGATAATTAGCAAGTGTTTCTAGTTCATCATCACCAAATAATCTTTTTAAGTTGATGGTCCTACCATAAAAAACTACTTTATAAGAATAAGGTAGTTGGTTTTTCATACTAACATCACTAAGACTTATAAATCCAGTTCTATAATCTTCTCCGTTTATCTTAATCAGCGCTTCTCTTTTTACCCTAGCATCAAAACCACCGTCTATATCAAAATTATAGTAATGTTTAAACAACTTATTGTTATTTGTGCTTGCTGGTAAGTTAAATTGCTGTGAATAGTCAGTAAACACTTTAGATATATCTCTAATGTCTTTTATAGAGCTAGTTATGTTAATGGATTGCTCTTCAAACAAATCCATCCTTTGATAATTAGGAAGCTCTAATAAATCTTCTGGATTTATCTCTGTATTACTAATATATAACTCTATATTTCTACGCATTATCTTACAGTATTGATTTTATCGTATGCAAACTCTATTTCTATTGTGTAATTAATTAATTTGTCGTTTAATCTTGTTCTAAATGAGAAATCATTAGATGTAGCTTTTACAGGTAGTGTTTTATTGTCGTATTCTATCCAGATTCTTTCGCTTAACATCATTTGTTTAAACACTTCGTTATATTCTTCAGGATAGAAACCTGTATTTAGTGTTAAAGACTCTTTTGCGTTTACATTAAAGGTTTTATACTGATGCTCGTAAGTATTATAAGAACCGTTGCTTATAATAGTAGACCTAAACTCTTCTTCTTTCTTAGAAATAGATAAATCACTACGTTTAAACATCCATAAGTCTTGATATGCACCAAATTTGTTTATAAATGTCAATTTGTAAGGTGTAAACTTACATTCTTCTATGTTTTGCACATCTATAACGGTTACACCTCCTGTTCCGTCTACATAAACTGTATCTGCAGGATAAATACCTATTTGACTCAAGAATTTATCAAGACAACTAGAACCTTCATAAGTACCTCCGTCTAAAAGTACTCTATCCTCATAACTATCTACACCTGCAGCTTCGTTGCTTATGTAAAGTATTTGGTCTTGCCCTCTATAAGGTCCTCCAACAGTAAATGTATATATCTGTTCTCCTTTGCTAAAGAAAGCCACGCTTGTTGTGTTTACAGGGTCTATAGGTATTCTTAAAGGAGCATCATCTGGTTTTAATATTGTTGTATTGGATTGTAAATATCCCTGTGTTAGTTGAGGATTCGCTCCATCTTCAAAATAACCATATCCATCATAAGCTCTTTCTGCTAATACAGGTGTTCTAGTAGTAGATGTTCCACTTATCACATCTGTAACTCTGTAATCCACATATATTGTTGTTGCTTCTTGCTCTGAAGTACCTATAGCTGGGTAATCTCCATTGAATTTGCTGTTTATATAATCTTTTATTAAGCTGCTTATCTCAAAGTTTACGTTGTTTTCTACTGCTGTAGCACTTAGTGTATAAGTAATACTAGTTCCAAAGGAAGTATTTGCGTATCCATGATAAATAATCAACTCTAATTTAGCACTCTCTAGGTTGGAGTCTGATACATTGATAAAGTATGGGCTTCTTACGTTTATTTTAGCCATTTGTTTTTGATATTTTATTTAATTCTCTTTCTAAGTCTGCTATAAATGCCTCTGCTAAACTTGAAGTAAACTGACTAGCAGCATTATAAACTGCTCTTTGTATAAATTTAGCTCCATTATAGCCTAATCTCTTTATTGTTCCTTTATTATATATGCTTTGAGCAATAGCTCTTGCTGATTGCAAGCTAGTTCTGCCACCTTCAGGAGTAATACCCTTGAAAGCCATCCATTGTTGTATATCACTAACAAAACCCTTAGAAGGCTTTCTGTTTGGTCTAGGGTCTAATCCTTCTTCAACATCCATAGCGTATTTAGCCATGTATATTTCTACAGTATCTCCAACCACTTTAGATTCCATACTGTTTCTTAAATAACCAGAAGCATTTAGAGGTTTACCGTTTATAGGTGTTGATATAGTTACTCTAAGCCTTTGTATAGCTTCTTTGCCTATGTTTTCTAACGCTCTCCTGATTAACTGCTCTCTATCCATTAACAGATACTTATATCATTAATCATAACAATATCTACTTCTGCTTCCCAACCAGCTAACTCATTCTCAAATCTCTCTTTGAATGGCTGACAACTCATACTCGCATCTACCTGCAGCTTATCAGCTCTTAGATTACCTCTTTTTAGTTTAGAGAATATTAAATTCATTACCTGTAATTGTGTGTTTAGTACATCCTGTAAGTTGTCT